AAGTAATGGCTAAATCTACCGTAGGCCAAGCGTGGCGTCCGATACCCGTTCAGAAGGTGACGAGCATAGGTCAGTCACCTCGCTCTCGTCCGGCTAATAAACACAAACGAAAGAACTGGAAGCGTTACCGGGGCCAAGGTAAATGATGGCCCGTTTACGGCAGCTTCTTGAGCAGGATGAAGGCTGCGTGTACGCCGTCTATAAATGCAGTGAAGATATACCTACGTTTGGTATCGGGCATAAAATATTACCTGACGATCCTGAGTATGGATGGCCTGTCGGTGCGCCTGTATCCGAAGAGCGTGTGCATGAAGTGTTTAAGAAAGACGTGCAGGTTGCAGTCAACGATGCGAAGTGGCTACACCCTGACCTAGATAATATGCCAGAGGATGCACAAGTTACTATCATCAGCTTGGCATTCCAGCTAGGTCGAAGCCGATATCAGAAATTCCTCAAGCATCACGCAGCTATTGAGGCGGGTGATTGGAAGGAAGCAGCAGCACAACTGCGGGACAGTAAACTATACAGACAAACGACTGCTAGAACCGAGCGTCACGCGGCGCGCCTTGAGGCTATTGCTTAGTGCTAAACACATAGGAACCGCAGGCGAGCATCTAACCTGTAGCGTTCTATTCACCTTTGGTTGGAGTCCTTCGATCATAGACGCCGAAGGTATGGACATTATCGCTGTCAGAAACCAAGACATCATCCGGGTTCAAGTTAAATCCACGTTGAAAACGAATGATAAACACGGATACCAATGGCAGGTCAGCAAGAGCTTACCGAAAAAAGCACTAACCATAGATGATTGTGATATTGTTGCTTGCGTCGCGTTGGACCTTAGAAAGATCGCCTTCTTTCCAATCGACATTATTTCTAAGCAACTTACCAGACGCATGGCATTATCAAAGATGCTGTCCCCAACTATCGAAGAGGATAGCTGGGAGACAGCACTTGGATTAACGCTTAAATCCTGATGGGGTTCTTAAGTACCCAGTCCTTTGCTATCGCCTCAACATCATCAAGGCGTGTCGCATAGAAACCATTCCAATGCTTGTCGCCTTCGCTGTATCGGATACCGTATGAACTACCAAGGCGGTAGACTTCAGCAGTCCTATCGCCTTGGGTTTCATCCTGATACGTGCTGATAATATCGGGCAGCTTCGTGCCGGGATACCTAGTCTCCATCAATCAACGGCCTTCAATGTAAGAGAGGATGAACGAACGGTACGTGCTGGCTTCGCTGGAGTAATCTTCTCCGGCGTCGCCTTGTAGTTCCGCATTCCCCACTTTACACGATAGCTGGTATTCCCGACTAGACCTATGGCGTTCTCATGGCTACCCATAATGTCTTTTATTGTAGCTTCCGCGTCGTCAATCCGAGCTTCCGCCGCAGCCTTCGCAGCCTTGGCTTCAACCAAATCAGCGAGTGCTTTCTCACCGTTCATTGATTTGCTCAAGTCTATGTCCGGCAGTCCATCATCGACACGAGAGTAAGCAGTGTTAGCGTCTTCACTTGAGACGGATGGATACCAATCGCGTTCCTTCTTACGCTTCTCAAACTCCAGTACAGCTTCAGCGATTACGCCTTGCATCTCTAGGTCTTCACCATAGAGAAACAATCGAAGCTCAATGCCACGGTAAAGTGTGGCAATGCATCCCCACTTGTGTCCTGTACACATCATCTGCGCCTGTAGTTGCCACGGTCCACGAAAGGGTGGTGGCCTATCTTCTGGCATAGCACTGGTTAGCTTGGACTCAATAATGCCAGTGCCAGATAGGTCTATTACTGGACGGTTGATGCAGTAGATACCCGCCTCATAATCAGTAGAGATTTGTCCAGTGCCTTCGGCTGTACCATCAAGCGAACAGGCAAGAGGCAGTGTGCTATGGAAGAACGCTTGCGGAAACTCAAGGCATAGATTGGTGGTGTTCAATCGTTGCGCTGCCTCAGTAATGATGACGGGCTCTAACCTGTCACCCCAACGGGTAGCTTCGTTGCCTTCCCAACTGTCTTCCTTCGTTCCTTCCATTGCTGCAATCGCATCAGCGAGTGCATCATTCTGCGTCTTGTATCGAGAGAAGCCCATGATTGCAGGCAGTGTGGACGCAGTTGCGATATCATCGGGTGTAAGTTTACCGACCATTACGAGTAGTTCTCCAGCATGTTGCGAACGCCTGTGTCGTGCCATTTCTTTCCGTAGGCAGGTACACCAGTTTCATTCAGGGTTGAAGCGATAGCACGATAGCTTTCGCCATGTTCGCGCAGTTTCTTTGCAAGAGGCAATGCCTTTGCACAAATTGTCTGCATCTTATTCTTGATCGCGGCGGCAGTCTTAGCTCCGCCATGATGGGGTGTAGGGCAACCGAGCTTAACACCTCGTGCTTTCTTCTCAGCGAGTGCTGCTTTGGTGCGTCGGCTAATCTCTTCGCGTTCATGTTGAGCAAACACGGCACGAATACCAAACTCTAACGTACCCATACCCGGCATATCAGCAGCTTCAATCTCCACACCACTGTCACGTAGTGTAAAAAGGAATGAAGCAGAGCGAGACAGTCGGTCTAGCTTGGCTATAAGGATAGCAGCATCCTCACGTTGGCAGTGTGCTAACGCTTTAGCTAACTCTGGGCGGTCGTTATCCTTACCGCTTTCCACTTCCGTATATGTGGCTATCACCTTATCCATATACAGACAGGCCATTGTCTGCTGGGCCTCAAGGCCAAGCTGACTACGGCCTTGCTTGTCCGTCGATACGCGCAGATAGAGTACATACTTGTCATGCCTAAACATTATTTACCCCTGTTGTGTTTATGTGCTATCAGTGTTATATAACATTGAAAGCATATCCCGCAATAGCAAACGGTAAAAAAAAATATGAGTGAATATAAACCTTGTATGCTTCGGCTCCGTGTCGAGACGCATCATATGCTGCGCGAGGCTGTAGAGAAGAGTGCGCACCGCAGCATGTCAGCATTGGCTGATGAAATAATTTACACTGCATTGGCGCGGGTGCTTCAAGAAGAAGAGAACCGCACCAGCGTTGACCGAATGATAAGCGCTGCAAGACGTTGATTAACGGCAGGCAAAAAGGTGCAGCGTTTGAGCGCCAGATTGCTGGTATGCTGTTCGATGAAATTGGAATAAAATTTCAAAGAGACATCGAGCAGTACAGGCAATCGCAGCTCTGCGATCTGCGCCCTGTAGATTGTGAGCAATGGCCCTTCGCTATTGAGTGCAAGCGATATGCTAGTGGCAATACCTATAAGCCTGAGTGGTGGGGTCAAACGTGCTTGGCTGCGGTGCGATCTAACCTAGAGCCAGCGTTAATCTATAAGTACGACCGCGCACCTATTCGTTGCGTCGTGTCACTTCAAGCATTAGCAATGTCCGTCGGTAAAGACGTAAACATTGGATGGATTAAAACAGCAGAGCTAGACTTTGATACGTTCTGCTATGTAGCAAGAGAGTTGATGTGCGCCCAAGATACGAACGGCCAGCCGACTTAACTGTCGAGCGTCAGGTCGCAGCACAACTGGAGAGGAAAGGAATTCAGCTACACAAGCTGCCCGTATCCTATCGCCTAGATTTTGCCATGTTTAAGAATGGCAAGCTCAAAGGATGGGCAGAGATAAAGGCACGAAACAATAGCCACGACCATTACCCAACGCTGATGATATCGCTGGGTAAGGTATTGGCTGCGAGGCAATTAGCAGACGTGAGCGGTACTCGTTCTATTCTGTTAGTGCAGTATCTCGACGGATTATTTTGGTGCGATTTCGCATCACCGTTCGAGGTACGGATCGGAGGTCGATACGACAGAGGAGACTCAGATGATGTTGAGCCTGTCGCTCACTTCCAAATCGAAGCGTTCACAATAGTGTGAGCGTAATTCAACGTAAGGAAAGAAAAGAATGGCATTAGGTTTTGCTACGGAAGCTAAAGCGTCAGGTGATATACTACCTATCGTGAAGTGGGACGCTAAGTCCGGCGCGATGGTCAGAGTAGATCGTTATCAAGACGCAGGTGGTGCGTGGACACGAGACGAAAACGACATGGAAATTCCTGTTAAGTTCGTTGCTGACTTCGATAATATAGAAGTCGGTTGGTTGTCTTTCGCAGGAGGTGCGCCTGACTTCCACATGGTTAAGATTGGTGGCGAGATGCCAGCCCGTCCTAGCCCTGACCATAAGAACGCCTTCCGTTTACGCATCTATAATAAAGACCTTGGATTGCGTGAGTTCTCGCACTCAGCCAAGACAGTGCTGCGTAAGATGGATGAACTGCACAGTCAGTTTGAGGCAGAGCGCGGAGCTAACGAAGGTAAGGTTCCAGTGATTGCAATCACGTCAGTAGAGAAGATATCCATCACTACCCCGGATGGATCGAAGTCTACCTATCGCGTTCCATCTTGGAAGATTGCATCATGGGTTGATCGTCCCGAAGGTTTGGATGGTGGATCGTCACCAGCGCCAGCACCTAAACCTTTAGTGC